TGAAAAAAGGGAAGCATTAGGACTACCCGAAATAAAGGGAGGTGATGATATTTTGGTTCCATTCAATCTTATTGCTTTATCGGCAGAAAAAGAACCGGAAACGGAGACTAAAAAAAAACTTAAAAATATAAGTCAAAAGGAATACTCAGACAAATTTAAGCAAAACTTTGTTAAGGTATATTCTAAAAAGTTAGATAATAACTCAAAGGTCATGAATACCTTAATGATTAATTATTTCAAGGCTCAAGAGAAAAGAGTGATTGATAAGTTGCAGGGAACGAAGTTGAATGTATCTGAAATATTTAACATAACGCAAGAAAAAGAAATACTAAGGATTGATTTAATGGATGTACTAAAAGCTATATTTATTGAGCAAGGAAAAGAACATATGTTATTGATCAGCGATATTCCGTATGTATTTAATTCAAATGCAGAACAGCTTATCAAGAACAGAGCAGAGTTTACCTCAACCGTCGTAAACGAAACAACATCAAAGACTATTGCGAAAGAGATGTCATTGTCTATTGCTGAAAATGAAACAAGAACGCAATTAATCGAAAGGTTAGAAGGTAAGTATGATGAGTTTTCAAAGGCTAGAGCCGAAACTATCGCGCGAACTGAAACCCATAACATTTTACAAAACGCAACACTAGACGCATCAAAACAAAATGGAAACGAGATGAAGACTTGGATTTGGGCTCCGGGTGTAAAAGGTGGAGTAAGAGATAGCCACCAGTCAATGGATGGCGATGAGGTGCCAATAAATAGTTTATTTAAACTACCAAGTGGTGCTAGTGGGCAAGTTCCGGGCGCTACTGGAAATGCAGGTGAGGATATTAACTGTCAATGTACTATGATCTAGTATGCTATAATAAATATATATATGAAAAAGTTTTTACATTTAAAAAAAGAAACATTTGGTGAATATGGTGTAGTTTCTCATAAGGAACTATGGGATAAGGTTAAAGGCGAGTATAAAGGCTTTGTTTTTGATGCCGAAACAACATATACCAAAGCAGAAGGTTCAGAAAATAAATATCATTTTATTTTTTCAACTGATACAGAGGATAGACATGGTCAACGTGTTTTTCAGAACTTTGATTTAAAAAGTTTTAAAAAGAATCCAGTCTTTCTTGATTCGCACAATTATTATTCAATCGAAAAGATTCTTGGTAAAATTGACCGATCAAAGGTTAAAGATGGAAAATTTCAAGGTGATGTTGTTTTCAATTTAAAAAATCCATTAGGTTTAATGGCTAGAAATATGGTAGAGGATGGTTTTCTCTTTGCAACATCTATTGGAACAATACCGAAAGAGTTTGATAGTAATGGTAATATTTTGAAATCAGAAATAATCGAAGTTTCAGCAGTATCAGTACCAGCAAACCCAGAGGCTTTATTGGAAAGAAGTGTTGAGGTAAAGGCTGTTGATGATATCGAACCAGAGGCAATAGAATTGCCCACAGAGCCCGAAATTAAGAAAGTTGAGTATGTATCCCAAGGCAACAAAAAGAGCCTGTTTCAGGTAATTTCAGAAATGAAAGAAAAAGATACTAATACACTCATGAAAATTGCATCGGGATTAGCAATTAAAAACCCACACGAAAAGAAACGCAAACTATTTTCTACGATTAGAGATGGATTGAAATAATCTTTTTTAAAGTCAAGATAAGCCTATTATCTCCTTAAGGCAGGACTTGATTATAAATATTAATAAATTTACAAATTATGAAAGAATTACTAAAATTCCTTAAAACTTTGAAAGCGAAAGGATTTGCTCTTAAATCAGAAAAGGAAAATGTAAAAGCCCTATTCAAAGGGTTAGAAGATGAGGAAAAAGAAATTGTTGAAGACGCAGTAAACGAAGCAACTGCATTGCCCGAAGATAATCCAAAAGATGCTGAGGACGAACAAAAAGCTCTTAAAACTATCAAGGACTATGTAGGAACAGAAGTTGAAGCAAAAGTTGCTAAGATTAAATCTGAACTTTCACAAGAAGTTGAAGCATTTAAAGCAGAACAAAAAGAACTAGCAAAGAAAAATGTTGGTACTGGTGAAAAATCAGTACGAGAGGCACGTTCAAAAATGAACGGATACCTACGACAGCTTTCTAAATCAGTTCTAGAAGGTGATATTGCTACAATCAAGGAATTGACTACTGGCGATGCAGGTGCAGATATTGTTGACAGCGAACTTTCAGCAGAAATCCGAAACCTTATTACTGAATTTGGTGTAGCTCGACGAGAGTTTTTTACTACTCAGCTATCTAAGAATGCATACGATGCCAACGCACTGACAACTGATGTTGCTATTTCATGGGTAGATGAGGCAGGAGTTATCCCAACAGTAAGTGTTGCTCTAACGCAAACAGAGTTAAAACTTAAAAAGTTGGCTGCAATCGCAGTTATCTCACGAGAATTACTTGATGATGAAGAAATTGACTTACTTTCATTCATCGGACAACGTGTTGCTGAAGGATTTTCTAAGGCAGAGGATACAGCATTCTTTAATGGTGGTGGTACAGGTACAGATGGAGGGTTCACAGGACTTCTTCAAGTAACTGCTATTCCAGAAGTTGAAATTTCAACAAAAGCTGATATTACTGTAGAAAAAGTATTCGAGTTAATTGATGCACTTCCTACAGGAGCTCATGATGGAGCTAAGTTCTACTTCCATAGAACAGTTCTGACTCAAATCAGATTGTTAAAAGATGGAGACGGGCGATATATTTACCAAAACCCATTCGAGGCATCTGGAGTACCTACACTAGCAGGTTATCCAGTCGTTCTTGTTGAGGCTTTACCAACATTCGCAAGTGCAGACCTTGGACTTGCCCTATTTGGTAACTTAAACAAGACTGCTATTTTGGGATTCAAAGGTGGAATTTCACTTGACCGAACGAACTCGGCTGTAGTACGAAATCAAGCTAATGATGGAGATATTAATACATTCACGACTGACCGAGAAGCAATTCGATGGGTTACACGAGTTGGATATATTGTTATCTTACCAACAGCTTGCGTAAGACTAGTAGCAGAGGGTTAATCTTTATTGATTGACATGCAGAACCTTTATAGGTTTTGTAGTCAGTTTGTAACTGAAATCATTATGGAAAATAAAAAGAAAAAAGAAAATCGTATCGATGTAATTTTTAAAGATTGGAAAGATAGAATTAAAAATACTCAGATGAAAGATGAAAAGATTAACAAAAAAACATCATGTCAAAAAAATACTGCACAATCCAAGACGTCAAAAACATAATTCCTGATACTTTTATAGATGACTTTGAACCTCAAATACTTAAATGGATCGAGGCATCGTCTATTGAGATAGATAGAATGACAAGAAGGTCTTTTGATGTTTCAAATACTGAAACAAGAAAATTCGATGGTTCAGGCTACGCAAAACTTGTAATTGACGATATTATCGAAATTGATGAGTGCAAGGTTGATGATAACGTTCGAGATGTCGAACACAGGGGGTCTATTCTCTATTCTAAGAGTGGTTTCCCTCTTGGGTTCATGAATATATCAGTTACAGGTAAATTTGGCTTCAGCGAGGAAATTCCATTTGATATAAATTATGCTTGTGCTTTTATAACAGCTCAAAAGGTTTTATTCTCTAAAAAAGGAGTATCACAAGTAAAATCCGAAAAGGTTGGGAACTATTCAGTTGCCTATGCCGAGGGGCAAGATATTAAAAATGTTATGAAAATTATTAGTTCATATTATAAACATGCTTTCTAATCTAAAAAACTTTGAATATAACCTAAGCCGAATACAATGGCTCACTGATGATGATGATAATAGGTATTCATCAAACGTAGCATTAACTACAGGCTCAGGTCATTTACAACAAGCCAGCAAAGAGCTAGTTGAAAGATATGCTATGTCTTTTCAAAATTCTTTTACCTTGTGGGTTGATTTTGGTACTGATATACAAATAGGTGATACTCTTACAAGTGGAACAGACAAATATACTGTTAGGGGTCTTAACACCCTTAATTACGGTAATAATAAACATATTGAAGTTGTAATTGAAGGAGGATCATGATTTCAGGCGAGATAGAAGGACTCAAAGGACTTCGACGCGCTATAAAAAGAAACCCAAAGCAAGTGATAAAATATGGTCGAGAGTATATGCGAAAAGGTATTGCCGAGTATATGCGAACGATTAGGGGTACACCTTGGCGAGTAGGGAGTTCAGGGGGTGGAGCACCAGTTGCAACGGGTAACCTTAGGGATAGTCATTTACCACCAATTTATGGAACATGGCAATCAGAAATTAGATCAAACAATACAGGAAATGCAGACTATGCAAAATACGTTCATAGAAAAAGACCTTGGCTTGATTATGCAAAGGATCAAAATGCAGAGAATATAAAAGAACTACAAGATAATCTATTGAAAGAAATAGTTATTAAATTAGCAAAATAATATTATGTATAAAGAACTAATACAAAAAATTAAAACAATTCTTGAAAGTGTATCAGCTGTAAAGTCTATTTATCCCTATGCACTGAGAGAGAACGAAAAAATATCAAGCTATCCCAGCGTAATTTTCTTTCCAACAGCCAGCACTAACGACTTTGAAACAAACGCAGAAAACTTCAAAGAATATAATTTTAACCTTTATGTTATTTGCTCAGTCGAGGGTATAGGAAATCAGGAAGTGGCAATCAATATTCTACCGAACGTGATTGATAAAATTATTGCAGAGTTTGATAAGAAGTGGAGTGTGAACGTAATCTCCGGAAAAAGAACATGGGCAAGATTAAGCGCAATGTCCGACTGGACTTTACCTTATACCGATTCAGGGATAGAAATGTCAGCACAATTAACAGTAACTATTAAAACATTAACCGATATTGATTAGGCTTATATGCTATAATTAATATATAACCGATAACAAACATTATTATGTCAGAATTTATAGGAAGACAAATTGATTTCGCATTAGCGATTGAAACAACACGAGGGGTTGCTGAAACCACAGCAGACCGAAACGTGAGAAAAGTAACAGCAAGCCTTACTCCGAAAGTGGAGAAGGTTATTGATGATACAACATTCGGACGATTAGAGGATAGTGAAAATTCTCGTATCGTAAGAATATGGAACGAGGGTGAGGTTGAAGGGATTGTACATGCTGATGTAATTGGATTTTATCTTAACAACATCTACGGTTCAGTTGCAACAACAGAGCTAGAAACAGATGTCTATCAACATGTTTTCAACCTAGCTCAAAATATTATCCATCCAAGTCTTACATTCTTTATTAAAGAGGCAGGAGTTAGACAACTAAAAGTTCCAGGAGGTGTGCTTTCAACAATGGAAATCACAGCGACAACTGATAACTTTGTTAGATACACAGCTAGCATTATGGGTAAAGAAGCTGTAACAGATAGTTCAACTATCCCAGCATTGCAAGTTGAAAATGATTTTATCGGAAAAGATATTACTGTTAAAATTGCAACTACTCAAGCAGGATTAAGCTCTGCAACAGCTCTTAAATTAAAAGAAGTAAATGTATCCTTTGAAACAAACGCTGAGGCAGACTTTGTATTTGGTAATATTTCGCCAGATGATATTTATAACAAGCAGTTTTCTATTTCAGGTTCATTCAGTAAGAACTTTGTAGATACCGTATTTGCAGACCTTAAAATATCAGACGAGTATCGTTATATGTCTATCGCTATCGAAGGTTCACAAGATATAGGATCAGAACATCCTACAATCGTTTTGATCATGAACAAAGTATCTATTACAGACCATGAAACTGATTCAGGAGCAGATGATTTGGTTACTGAAACAGTATCATTCAAGGCATTTTATAAATCAGAAGATAATAAGCAGTCAGAGATCACACTTATTAATTCAACAGTAAGCTATTAAATATTATGAAAATAGGAAGATATGAAATCGAATTAAAGCCTTTAAGCTGGTATGAAACAGAACAGATTAAAGCTAAAATGATAACGGGGGCTAGAATGAAAGACGCTGGTGTTTCAGGTATGGATGGTGATTTGGCTTTTCAATCTACACTAAAAGCTATTGAACTATCTGTAGTTTCGATCAAGGAAGGTGAAACAGTTATTTCTTATTCAGAAAAATGGGTTAAGGAATTAACTATCGATGAAGGTGATTTAATTATTAAAGAAATTGATAATCTTTCAAAAAAAAAATAGACACATCTAGTTTTGATTTAGAAATAAGAGGTAAAAAAAACTATAGCGAGTATGTCCTGATAGATCATTTTGCTCAAAGGTATGGTTGGTCAATAAATGAAATAAGACAACTCAGTGTTGATGAAACAAACGCGTTCTTAAAAATAGCGAAAATCCAGAATAAATTAGCTCAAAAAAAATAAACTATGAATAATTCAAGACAACTCAACTTAATACTAAAACTCAAAGATGAGGTTTCAGGAGGTCTTGATAAAGTAAACTCAAAGATGCAGTCCATGCAACCAACATTTCAAAAAATGGCGGCGATTGGTACGGCATCTTTTTTGGCGATAGGTGCTGGAATATTAAAGACCACACAAGACGCTGCGAAAGCTGAGGGTTCTTGGAATAAATTTTATACAGTTTTTGGTGAGGGTGCCGAAGACATGACTGAATTTATTAATGAGATTAGAAAAGAAATGCCTAGTGCAACTCATGAAATAGCGAGAATGTCGGCAGACCTTCAAGACCTTTTAATTCCTATGGGATTAAGTCGTACTGCGTCAATGGGTATGACAAAAGAAATGGTAATTCTTGCCAATAAATTGGCTGCGTTTAACGACGTAGACCCGACCGAGGTTCTTGATGCTTTTAAATCAGGATTATCAGGTTCATCGGAACCATTAAGACGATTTGGTATTAATGCACTTGATTCGACACTTGAGGCACACGCATTGGAAAAAGGTATCGGTGGATTGAAAGATGGGTTCTTGGAATTATCACCATTGGTTTTAGCTCAAGTTAAGGCACAATCATTGATATCACTTGCGTATGAACAATCGGGCGATGCCATTGCGGGGTTTGAGGCAAACAATGACTCTCTTATAAGACGACAGCAGGCATTACAGGCAACGATAAAGGAAATAAGTGTAACAATCGGAAATATTTTCTTGCCAATTATTGATGACTTAGTAAAAAAGATAGCACCAATAATTGAAAAGTTAGGTCTTTGGGTTGAGCAAAATCCTAAATTAGCAAAAAATATAATATTAGTATCGCTAGCCGTATCAGGATTAGTTGCAGGAATAGGAATTGTTGGATTAATATTGCCGGGTATAATTGCATTAGTTGGAATGCTTACTATTTCAATGTTACCATTAATCTTAGTAATTATTGGATTTATCGCAGTACTTGGTGTATTGGCTGTTTATTGGGTTAAGCATTTTGATGATATTAAGGATGGTATGGATGGGTTCATGGAGGAATGGAACGGGTTTTTTGATAAGGTTGTTGCAAAACAAGCAGAATCAAACAGCGTACTCGGTATGACGTGGGAACAATATTTTAAGAATGTAAGAGGTGGAATGCTACTTATGTGGGAGGGTCTTTTAGAAATAATGACTCTCGGTGTGAATACTTATATTAATTTGATAGAAGGCTTAATCAATTCAGTTGTATTTATGATAGATAATGTCTTGAATAGAATTAATAGAGTGGGTCAAAGGATAGCAAGTTTTTTAGGAAAAGATTTTAAGAAAATTGATTTAATCGGAAAAATTGAACTGCCTAGAATTACACAAGAGGTATTTTTAAAAAGAGCCAAAGAGGAGGAACTTGGATTTATTGGACCCATGAATCAAAGCACCTCTGTATCAGGATTAGAAAGTATAAATAGAAATACCCTAGATGTAGGAGGTTCAACCATCCCATTAGCAAGGATGAGTTCAGATCGAGGAAATGTTAATATTAATATCCAGCAAATGATAGGAGAAGAAGAGTATGCAGAAAAAATGGGTGATAAAATTATCCAAAGTCTAAAACAGAATCAATTAATGACAAGTATATGATAGATTTTAGTTTAAAAATTAATGGTGAAGACAAAACGAACAGAGTCCAATATCTCTCATTATTTATAAAAGATAATATTAACCAAAGGAGGGACACCTGTTCTTTTGTCGTTAAAAAAACAAGCTCACAAACATTCTTTCCTAAAATTAATGATGAAGTAATTGTTTTAGATGGTACAGACAGAATTTTTGGAGGAATAATAACGAATGTTGATGTATCAGTGGAAAGTGTAAATTTAGTAACCTATAGGGTCAATGCTGTTGATTTTTCATATTTACTGGATCGAAAAATTATACTTGAAAGATTTAGAGGAAAGACTATTAATTTTATTATTGATTTTCTTTTAAATAAATATGATACAGAATCATTTACTATGAATAATGTAATAGGTAATCAGCTTATAAATTCAGTAACATTTAACAGAATAACTTTTTCAGAATGTATTGAAAAACTGGCAGAGCTTACCGGCTTTTCTTGGTATATTGATTATAATAAAGATATACATTTCTTTCCCAAGAATGAAGAAATGGCACCAATAACAATAACTGACACTTCAAATAACTTTATTTGGAATACATTAAGTATTCAAAACGACCTCAACCAAATGCGAAACTCTGTATTCGTACAGGGTGGAGAAGAAATTGGTAATGAACGAACCGAGGATTTTACAGCAAAAGGAGATGAACAAGAGAGGGCTTATTATAGATTTGCTCACAAGTTTTCGGAACGACCTGCTGTTTTATTGAATGGGGTTGCTGTTGATGTCGGTATTGAATACATCGATAGCGATGACGACTTTGAGGCTATGTGGAGTTTTTCAGAGAAATATATCAGGTTTACTGTTGGAAATATTCCCGTTGTTGATGACGATATATCAGCAACAGGATTGCCTTTGTTCCCTATAGTGGTTCGTGTTCAATCATCTATATCTATTAATGAGTTTGGATTAAAAGAATTTGTAATAACAGACCCGACAATACAATCAAGAGATGAAGCCAAATCAAGAGCTCTTGCCGAGCTCCAGGCTTATCAAAACGGACTACAAGAGGGATCATTTAGTACCTACAGCAAGGGATTGAGAAGTGGGCAGACCATAACAGTAAACTCACCACTTAGAGGTGTGAATGAAAATTTCTTAATACAATCGTCTAATTTTAAAATGATTGATAATGAGAATGGTCAATGGACTATAACCCTTGCAACATTAAGATCTATTGGAATTATAAGATTCCTGCAGAACTTGATGAGGGAGCAAGGTATAACAGAAAATGAGAGTGTTACATTATTAAGTTTTTTAGATATTGATGATGGTATAATTTTATCAGATGATATTGTTTCAGTATCAAATAAAACAGGACCTTATTTATGGCAATAATTAAAACAATAATATGGCAACAATAGACCCAACACAAGAATATGATTTTATGAATACACTTACTTTTAATACAGCGAGTGGTAATTGTAATATCAGATTATACAGAGGTTCTGATTCTCCGTTTACAGGTATCGCACGTTATAGGAACGGAACAAGTGGTCCATGGACTACATTATTTTTATCAGGGACTACAGGAACATTTCCTGTAGGTTCAACAACTATGCAGGTGGCACACACATGGAATAAATCAGGTGATGATTATATGACTCATTCTATTGATAATCAAAATACAAATTTAATAGAAATGGCTATTTCACAAAAAGAAGTTTTAACTGGAGCTATTGGTAATTATTTTCTTTATAATTTTGCCCGTAGTTCTGACTCCTTAATAACATCAGATATGCCTGACACATCTCAAGTAACCAGTGTTGGAAGTCATTTTATGAATCAGGCTTTTTCCTTTTGTAATAACTTAACTTCGATAGCCTCAATAGATTTATCTAATGCAACAACTATTGGAGATAGTTTTATGGAAAAATTTGCGAATAGTTGTACTTCATTAACGTCAATAGGGGAAGTAAATTTATCTAACACGACAACTGTTGGAAATGATTTTATGCGTTCTTATGCAGAAAATTGTACATCTATGACCGAATTAAATCCACCTGATATTTTTGACCTTGTTACTGCTGGTGATGGATTTATGTTTGGTTATGCCTTTTTGTGTACAGGATTATTATCATTAATTGTTCCTAACACTTCGAATATTACAACTGTAGGAGATGATTTTATGGTTTCTTATGCACGGAGTTGCACATCTTTAACCTCGATAGGAGTGCCTGACACATCTAATATAACAAATATTCAAAATGATTTTTTGCGTCAATTTGCTTTAGATTGCACATCTTTAACCTCAATAGATATGCCTGACACTTCTAACGTAACTAATATTGATAATTTTTTTATGTATTTATTTGTCGATGGTTGCACATCTTTAACATCGATAGGAGAATTAAATTTATCTAATCTAACAACTGTTGGTGATAACTTTATGGGTTTTTTTGCACTGGATTGCACATCTTTAACAGAATTAAATGTACCCGACACTTCAAATATTACAGGTATTGGAGATAGTTTTATGGAAGCATTTGCTAGAGGTTGCACATCTTTAACATCGATAGGAGAATTAAATCTATCGAGTTTAACAACTGTTGGTGATAACTTTATGAGTTTTTTTATAATGGATTGCACATCCTTAACCTCAATAAAATCACCTAATATTTTAAACTTAACATCTGTTGGTATTCGTTTTATGTATGGGTTTGCTTATCGTTGCACATCTTTAACCTCGATAGGTATACCAAACACATCTAATATAACAACTTTTGGTAATAATTTTATGACATTTTATGTATTAGATTGTACAGCATTAATAAGTTTAGAACTTTCAGCAATAGGATTGTTCTCAAGCAATAATATAAATTGGAGTGTTTCATCGGGAAGGCTTAACAACCTAAAAGGGTATGTACAAAATGAAACAGACTTATCAGATTGGCAAGGAGTAACTTCAACAGGGGAAATTTTGTATACAAACTATATTCGTAGTACCGATAATGTAATATTAGGTTTGCCTATCATCTGGAATTTCTTTACTTGGGGTTCTTAGCAATATGCTATAATTAAGGTATAGAATATTTTTATTATGAAATTAAAAAAGATGAAAAAAGAAAAAAGTATTGATGTAATCAAAACAGATACGAAAAAACTTAGATTTTCTATTGAAAAAATAGAAAGCGAAATTGTTAGGTATCAGGAAAACATCGATAAATTTCAAGAACGAAAAGATTTTTATCAAGTACTAAAAGAAGAATATTATGGAGAATAATATACTAATGAAAGGAAAATTTAAGATAAAGACGTACAATAAAGGTATTTTAATTCGTGAGACTAATTGGATTGAAAACCTTATTGTAGCAGGCTCAAATAATGGTCTTGGTGTTATTGCAAAAAGAATGATTGGAGATTTTTCTAATGATATTGAAATAACAACTGCTGAAATAGGGGATGGTGATACAGCTCCGGCTTTATCAGACACAAGCCTAGAAAATCCTATTTTTACAGGAATATTAAGAGCTAATCAAAGTACGACATCAACAGTTGTAACTTTAGAATTTTTTATAGCAAGTGATAACTTACCGAACGGAGATTATAAAGAATTTGGACTACGAGCAGGAACACAATTATTTACAAGAGCATTAATAGATCCAATTTATACAAAGTCAGCAAATGAAGACACAAGTATAGAATATCAAATAACCCTAGCAAATCAATAATATGGCAATTCAAGATGGACAAATAGGTCGCGCAGATGACTTTATTAATGAAAGCGAAAAGAATGCAACCCCGTCAAATGATGAGGGTCGTGTTCCTAAATTAAATGACAAAGCAAAGATTGGTTCGCAGTTTATTACTTATCACCATTCAGGTGATGGGAGTGATGGAGCTTTACTTGTTGAATCAGGTGAAACAGTTTTTATTGAATCAGGAAAAGTTTGGAATTATACAACCATTACTATTGAAAGTACTGGTGTTTTAAGGTTTACAGGAAATTCTTATGTTGTTTTGAGAGCAACTGGTGCAGTAAATATTTCAGGTGAAATTAATCTAAATGGTGTTGTCGAGGAGGTCATAGGAGTATCTATAAATTCAGCGAACATCACAAGTGGATCAGCAAGGCAACCAATTTCACTAAAACTAGGAGATGGAGGTGATTCGACATCAAACCCCGTCAACGGAGGTAATGGAGGTGCCGGTGGAGATGATGGAACAACAAGCCCTAGTAATGGATCAGGTGGTTCAGCAGGAACAGGAGCAGGAGGAAACGGAAGTAATGGAGCAAATGGAAACGGAACAACACTTGGTGGAGGTGGTGGAGGTGGTGGAGAAAATTCATCATCAGTAGGAAGCCCAGGACCAACATCAGGCTCTACAGCTACAGATAAAAATGGAGGTAATGGTGGTAGTGGAGGTGCAGAAGATGGAGCTGGAGGTCAATCAGGTGGAGCTGGAGGTTCAGGAGGTTCAGGAGTTGATGACGGAAATGGAGGTTTTGGTGGACGTGGTGGTCTAGGTATTGATAATGGTTGCAACGGAGGTGCTGGAGGTAATGGTGGAAATTCAGGAAAAAATGGAGGTAATGGAGGTAATGGAGGTGCAGGTAGAAATGGTTTTGATAATGGAGCTACAGGAGGTAAAGGTGGTAATGGAGGGGATGGATTTAACAACGGAGGTAATGGAGGGGATGGTGGTAGCGTAGGTGCCGATGCAGGTAACGGAGGGGATGGTGGTAATGGAGGTGCTGGAACTTACGGAAATGGTGGTGCTGGAGGTAATGGAGGGGGTGGCTCTGAGAGTGGTGGCTCATCAGGTGATGGTGGTGATGGTGGTAATGGAGTAAACGGTGGTGATGGTGGTAATGGAGGTTATGGAGGCGAAAATGATAACTCATCATCAGATGGTGGTGATGGAGGTAATGGTGGAACAGGAAAAGGTGGTGCTACTTGTCTTTATATTTATACTGATTCAGATATTATCTTTGCTGGAAGTATAATTGCAAAAGGAGGTAATGGAGGAAATGGGGGTAATGGAGGTAGCTCACAATCAGCTAGCGGAAATTCAGGTAATGGAGGAAATGGTGGCGATGGAGGAAATGGTGGCGATGGTGCTGATATTTTTGTACTAACCAGTTCATCAATAACAACCAATACAGGAACATTATCATATAGAGGTGGGACAGGTGGTAATGGAGGTTCAGGAGGTAATGCAGGTTCAGCTGGAAACAACCAAGGTTCAGATGGTTTGAATGGAAATAATGGAATTGCTGGTGAATCGGGAAAGGTAGTTTTTAACGAATTAATTAATTAAATTATTATGAACACTATACAAATATACAAGGGAACATCAAAAACTATTCCATTATCTATTGAAAAAGATGGTGTGCCTTTTGATATAACTGGATATACTGCGACTTTAACTATTAAAGAAAATCTAAATGATACCGATGCACAAGCTATCTTAATTC